CCCGCACGTTGCCCACGCAGTACTCAAAGGCCGTGCTGCCAAGGTAATAGAATTTCTTGTTTTTGGCCTTGACCTCGATGCGCCGGAATCCTTCGTTTTTCTTGTAGTGGTACTGCGGCTGGTCCACTACCGTGAACCCCGCCCGCTTCATGCCTATGAAGTATTCCCGGTTGAATTTCCGGTCATGGCCAATCTGCCGGATTTTAAAGCCGCGCTTCCGCATGTCCTTGTACCATTTCACCACGTCGGCGTGATTGGTGGTAGGCGCGTTGGTCATGGTCAGGTGTCCTTCATCCTGCCAGCCAAACAGCGGAATCTTGTCTTCATCCGCCTTGATCGCGGCCGCCACGATTGGGAACCATTCATGGGTGATCACGATGTCGATGTCCTTGTATTCGCCATACAAGGCCGCCGCTGTCAGGTCGTGCATCTTTGATAAGTCCGTGCCACCGTACCAGTTGATGTTCAGCTCTTTCAGTCTCTTGAGCGCCTGCTCGCGCCAGGCTTTCAGCGCCTTTTCCCCCGCCAGATACGGAGGGTTGGGCGGGATGCCCAGCGCCTCCCCCGCTTCCCGGTTGGAGCTTTGGAACTCGGCCAGGTTAAAATAGGCCCGCATACTGGACACAAACACGTTCAGCGACCGTGTGATAAAGTCCTTACGCATGATGGGGTTGTTCTGCGCCAGCAGCGCCTCCCGCTCCATCTCCTTGGGCCGGATGGTCACCCCATAGTTGGGGTTAGCCTTCTGGTGCTGGATGGGGTCCAAATAATCAACGTCCCCATCCTCGCTTCTGTCGGCCATGCACAAAAAAGCAAACAGGCTTTCATCCCGCACCTGCCCCCTGACCACGCTCTGGCAGTATTCCAGGTGCTTGGCGCAAAAGCCCGCCGCGTCATCCCCGGCGGTTGAAATGCCAATGACCAGCTTGTTGGTGTAAGCCTTGGTCGCCTCTTTCAGCCGGTTGTATTCCTTGGCGTTTTTGTACGCGTGGATTTCATCGGCAATGACGATGTTGCAGTTAAAGCTGTCATGCGAATCGGCGTTTCCGGCCAGCGCCTCCATGTGCACGCTGCCGCCGTCAAAATTGTTATGGCTGATGGAGTGCTCCATGTTATTATTGAGGTACCGCCACCCATCCGCCTTGGCCTCGTTCAGGCTGTCATACCAGGAATTTGTCAGGTTGTAGTCCCAGTTGTCAAAGGTTTCCATGGCCTGCTTTAAAACCATGGCCACCACATACACTTTTGCCCCCGATGCCCGCTCCAATAACCCCAGCCCCCAGGCCAGCGCCGACACGAATAACGTTTTGGAATTTTTCCTGGGCACAAAGATAAACGCCTCTTTAACCACCCGCTCCTGGGTACCCGGATAGTAAAAGCACAGCATCCCGTACACGCAGAACTTTTCCCACGGCTCCAGTAAAAAAGGCTTGCCACGCATGGGCGTTCCGTCAATGGCCTCGCCCTGGCGGTGCTTGAAGGTGTTTTCAATGATGCCGATTACAAAATCAGCGTCCCTTGTTTTGATTTCATACTGCCCGGAAGAAATCATGTCAAGGAAGCGCTGCCCGGCTCTCATCCGGTCCTCACCCGCGATGATACTGCCATCCGCTATGCCCACGGCATACTCCAGCACCTCCCTGGCGTACTTGCCTTTAAGCGCCGGAAGGTTGCTTTTTTTAACCGCTGACAGGCCGCTCTCATTAAGCGCCGCCTGATTGTTTTCTTGAAGCGCTGACCGACTGCTTCCGTTAAGCGCCGCCCGACCGCTTTCTTGAAGCGCTGCCTGATTGCTTCCGTTAAGCGCTGGCAGGCCGCTTTCTTGAAGCACTGCCTGATTGCTTCCGTTAAGCGCCGCTTGGCCACTTTCTTGAAGCTCTGCCCGACTGCTTCCGTTAAGCGCCGCCTGATTGCTTTCTTTAAGCACTGCCCGACAACTTTCTTAACGTATCACCCAGTGAGGAAGTGCGCTTGGGCTTCATCGATTCGTCATTAATCCGCTTCAGCCCCGCCGGCGTCAAGCCAAGCTGGGAAGCGTATGACAGAATATCCTTCCGCAAACTTTCAAGCGTGGTCACAATGGGGTGCTTTTTTGACCCTTGGGCAGTTTCCTCGCTGTAGTTAAAATCAGACTTTTCAAACCGCTCGGTCAGCTGGTCATACTGGTGCCTGAGCTGGCCGTAAATCCTGATCACCGGCTCAAACTCTTCTTTGTACACCCCCAGCACCTTCATGCCCTTCCTTGCCTCCAGCGCGTAATTCGGCTTCACCGGATTCTTGCTTCTCTTCCGCTTTGCGGCATTCGCGGTAGCTTTCGAGGGCCCCTCTTTCTTTCCTTCCGCCCTCACTACTTCTGACGTATCAACAACCGGTTTTTTCGCCTGAGCCTTGCCCGAAGCACCCGCCGCAACTTTCGTAGCCGCCTGGACTGATTTCTTGTCCGGTTTCAAGGTGGTTTTTGGCGCGCTTTTCCGTCCGGAGCTCACAGACGCCTTTTTTGCCGTTTTCAATTTTTCTTCATTAGACGCACTCTGACCATCTTTGACCATCAAACCACCTCCCTGCATAATTTTTGCCCTTTTACGCGTTTTTTTGTGATTCCACTATTCTTGCCAATTTCGCGCCGGAGAGGGAAAAAGAGGCCAGCCGGGTCTCTGAACCCCGATAAAATACTTTTTAAGGGTGGGGGGATGTATAATTATCGCCAATTCCCGCCCTTCTCCGGGTGCTCTTTGTTGTGGCAGGCATCGCACAGCGCCGCTCCGTTTCTTACGTCATATCTCAACTCAGGATATTCATGTATCGGAAGTATGTGGTGCGCTGTCGTTGCCGTTGTTTTAATACCATAGCGCAAACAGCCCTGGCACAAATACTTTGCCCGCCTCAGCACCTTCTCGCGCCAGCGCAGATGCCTCGCGGTGTTGTAATAATTATCTCTTGCCATGGTTACCTCTTAGTAATATTCGCGCTCCGGCTCCCACCTCAGCCCTTCTTATCATGGAACGCTGCCCGCCAGAACAGGGAGGTAAGGCTGCCTGGCCCCCACTTTTTTACATAACAAAAAGGCCGCCGCTTGCCCTTGCGGTGACCTTTTTCAGCCTAAGGATAACACAGGTTCATTTGGTTGTAAAGTATGATACTTTTTCAAATCTCAAACCTGCTAATCTTTTTTACCCGCTCATCCAAATCAATACCGATGTACCGTTTCGTCACCTCAACACTGGAATGATTGAACCATAGCATCAGGAAGGCGATATCCCCCGTCTGCTTGTAATAGTGATAACCAAACGTCTTTCTCAGGCTATGGCAGCCAAACGGATAATCCAGTCCCGCAATTCTCGCCATGGCCTTGATGTCGTTATAAGCTGATTGTCTGGTGATGGCCTTGCTTGCCCCGTACCTGTCCCGCTGCCGGCTTTCAAAGATGAACGCGCCGCCCGGCAGCCCCGCCAGCCTTTCACGGCACACCCGCTTTAATTTGATAGGAATCGGAAGCTGCGCCAGCTTCGCGGTCTTTTGCTCTTTAAGCACCAGCACATTCTTTCCCCGCAGGTCATCTACCCGCAGCTTCAATATATCGCTGATGCGCAGGCCAAGGTAGATGCCCACCATGAACATCAGGTACATCCGCCTGCCCCGTTCATCTTCCAGTCGCTCCAAAGCCGTCTCCAGCTCCCTCACCTTTGCCGTGTCCCGAATCGGCTCAACCAGCTTCATACATCCCCGCCTTTCCCCCTCTTTGAGTTTTACCTTTTATCAATTCTGTCAAAGTCGCGCCCCCGCGCTTTTCCCTTATACAGCCTTATTTTTTAGACCCTGTTAAAACGACTTTTACCTACCGCTTTTTATGTCAATGTCACTAACTAAAAAATAAAGATTGATGTGTTCTTTCAGCCAATCACTTCCTTTTAGATATAGAGCACCGCGCTAATCATCTTCCTTTTCCTCCATAATATCATTCCGTGCCGCATGCCACGGCGGTAACGGCACATACCTCGGTGGTGGTATGGCTCCCAGCTGACGCTCATTCTTCCTGTCCCTTCTTTCAAGCAGCAGCACCGCCGCTACCAGGCACACCAACACCACCAGCGGAATAATCCATAACAAATGTTTCGCGTTTATCATTTCTTAATTCCCCTTGATCTTCCTTTTGTCCCTGTTTCTGTCACTGTGGTATTTCTTCATCCGGTTCTTTTCCCAGCCTTTACAGGCCATGGTCTTAACCAGCCGCTCTTTATCCTGCTTCCGCCTGTCCCGGTAGAAGGCCTGATACCTCTCGCACCTGGCATGGCAGCCCGCCGACCGCTCCCGGCAGTACATGCATGGTGTTTCATTCATGTTGATTACCTGTCATAACCGGGCTTTCTCCATGTTCAAAACGGGCTTGACGGGCCTTTATTGCAGCTTGATTGAAGTCATCTACGGTTAAAGTGTTTTTGTCCATTGTTATTAATTGATAATGAACATAGGCGTCATTAAATTCTGGTGGATATATAAGTTTACCATTTGCGCTATATGTTGCCGGTTTAAATATTGCTATTTCAGGCCACCCAAAAATAAGACAGCCGCTGGCGATTATTTCTCCATATTCGTTTGTTGGCGGATTATCGTCAAGGTAACGCGCTTTTTTCAACTCTTTTTCATCGCTTGTTGTTCCCTTTACTTCTATAAACCATCCTGATTCAGGTAGCCAAAAGTCAGGCAAATACCAACCTAATTCCCCAAGGTCAAAGCCTTCTTTTTCGTACTCGTTCTTGATGCCCAATTGGTCAAAGAACACCGCCCACCTTGCTTCAAGTCTGCTACGAAAGCGATATCCGTTGTATACTGTTTCAATCGGCTTGATCACTACCCGCACCCTCTTTCCTAATATAGAAGCCTCTCAGCTCATCAACGTTTACAATCCTGTAAATCCAGTCGTTTGCCCCCGCGTCATGGTCTTTCACCACCCAGAACCCCTGTCCGCCTTCAATGCTCATTTCAAGCGTCACCGTGTGCCCTGTTGGTATGTGTGTGCCCCATACTCCCTTTACCGGCGTTTTAACGTGTACCTCTTTGCTCATCCTTCCACCTCCAC